TACGCAATAAATAAATCATGTGAAGAGATAGAATGGGGTGCTGCAAAATTTTTAGGAAGTAAAAAACCTGAAGGACTTTGTGATCAGGTAGAATATGAGGAAACATATCCAATTCAATCAATCAATGACTTTAATTTTTATTGTATCTATAATCTTACTAATCACGTCAGGACCTCGCACTGCCTTCTCATTCATCCTGACGGGTATGTTTTACGTCCTCACCTTTGGGATAATAAGTTTCTTGATTACGACTATATCGGGGCACCGTGGAGAGATGACCCAAATGCCTACCTCGACCCGTGGGGTAGAAACCAGAGAGTTGGGAATGGGGGATTTTCCCTACGCTCCAAGCGTCTACTCGAAGTCCCCAGTAAAGTCACCGTCCCTTGGGAAGTAAACGAAGGTACATTTTATAAGCATCAGAATGCGGGACTATATAATGAGGACGGGAACATATGCTGCCACAATAGGCACATCTTCGAGGGACAGGGATGTGTGTATGCTCCCGTCGAGGTGGCGGCTCGCTTCAGTAAAGAAGTAGAATGCCCAGAACACAAAGGTATTGAGACCTTTGGTTTTCATTATCATTTCCAAGATATACGATGAAACAAGCAGCGAGTCTTTACCCACTATGGTGGAACCCTTGGGGAGATGCATCAATAGTTTTTGATCAGAAAGTAAGTATCTCTATAGACAATCTATCTTACGATAAGGATGCAGATAAGAAAATATTATTCCTTGCAGAACCTCTAGCAATCTTACCTACTGTTAGTGAAGGTGCTATGAAAAATGCATATATGTTTGATAAGATATACACATTTTGCCAATCAATATTAGATAAGTATCCCACTGCAGAATTATTTGAGTGGGGATCTACATGGTTAGATTTCAAGGACTTGAAGATAAACAAATCTAATAATGTTTCTTTTGTCACAAGTAATAAGAGTCAGTCAGTAGGACATAAACTTAGATTAGAAATATATGACATGCTAAAGACTGTTGATGTATCTAATGGTCTTCAATATTACTCACACAAATCACCTCCATTTCATGAGAGAAGGAATGATTTCTTTGAGTCATCCAAGTTTCATATATGTGCAGAAAATTCAAGGCAGAAGAATTATTTTACAGAGAAAATTATAGATTGTTTTGCAAGTAAAACTGTACCCATATACTATGGTTGCCCTAACCTCAGTGATTGGTTTCACATGGATGGTGTTATAACTTTTTCTGACATGGATGAACTGAAACTTATTATAAGAAAATTAGATGCTGATGCATATGATTGGAGGAAGGATGCGATAGAAAAGAATTATGAGATTGCTAAAAAGTTTCACTCAGATAATGATGTAGTTCCTAGACTTACAAGAAAAATTATTGAGTATGTGAATGCCTAGAGTAAGTTTCTGTATTCCTACTCATGATGGTAATGCAAAGTGTCAACAATATTTGTTTGACATATTCTTTGCTCTTGCTAATCAAACATGTACGGATTTCAACGTATGGATATCAGATCACAGTAAGTCTGATAAAATACTAAAAGCGTGTCAGGAGTATGCCGATGTTTTCGAGATCAATTTTGTTAAGAATACAAATAAGTTGGGCAACATTTCTGCTAATACTAATCATGCATTACGGTGTGCTGACGGGGACATCCTAAAGGTTTTATTTTCTGATGATTTTATTTTGACAAAAAATTTAGTATCAGAATTAGATAAAGCATTTGCATCAGATGCATCATGGGCAGTCACTGGTTTTGCTCACACATATACTGATGGGCAGCAGCATTACAATCCAAAAATCCCTGTATATAATGATAGATTATTGGAGGGAATCAATACTCTTAGCTCTCCTTCCATTCTTGCACTAAGGAATGGAATTGATGAGTTTTTTGATGAGGAATTGACCATGCTCATGGACTGTGATATGTATTACAGACTCTATAAATATCACGGAGAACCAGTTGTTCTGAAGGATATACATATATCTAACAGAGAACATCAAACTCAAACTCAAAGAACTTACGATCACCTCTTACCAGAGGAAATTGAATACTTGAAAGTAAAACATTCATCATGACTATAGGATTCAACCACTTAGGAAGACATGGAAGACTGGGCAACCAGATGTTCCAGTATGCAGGGTTACGTGGTATCGCTGCTCATCGTGGTTTTGATTTTCAAATACCAGAAAGTGACTTCAAAGATGAATGGAATGATCATCAGTTGTTTGAAGCATTCAAACTAAAGAGTCTTACTAAAATAGGTGTGTGTCCTGGACCTTACGTACAGGAGGCACACTTTCATTTTGATGAGAACCTTTTCAATAATATGCCTGATGGACATAACATCTATGCATATCTACAAAGTACAAAATATTTTGATCATATTGAGGAGGAAATTAGAGAGGATTTTGAGTTCAAAAATTCCATCTATATACCTTGTAAGGAAATGATGGATACCTTGGATGATCCTATCGCACTACATGTGAGAAGAGGGGATTACATTCAAAACTGTGACAATCACCCACCTTGCCCCAAAGAATATTATGATACTGCACTGTCAAAGTTTGATAACAATCGTACAGTGGTTGTTTTTTCTGATGATCCTAAATGGTGTAGTACTGAGTTCCCTGATGACAGGTTCCTTGTCTCAGAAGGTGGTGACAATCTTACAGACCTGTGCATGATGTCTATGTGCAGTGACTTCATTATTGCCAACTCCTCATTCTCTTGGTGGGGTTCTTGGTTATCACAAAATCCAGACAAGAGAATAATCGCACCTAAGAAGTGGTTCGGCACAGGATACACTTCTGCTCATGACACATCCGATTTGTATTGTAGTAACTGGGAGGTAATTTAATGACTGAGCATGCTCAAGAGCAACTAGATGCAGAAACTCTAATTGAAAAACTAACGCCTGATATTATTTCACGCTCGGTTAGACAAGACGTTACACAACCAGAGTTTCTGAGACAAAGATGGGACTTAGAGGATTGCACCTTTATCATCCCACTACGTATTGAGACAACAGATAGAATGAGAAACATTATTGTTACTCTTTTATATCTTTTACGTAATTTCAATACAAAAGTAATAGTAAAAGAAGTTGATACAGATTCAGTCTTCGAGAAGCATGTGCAACCTGCACTGGAGGAAGCACTCGAAGATTTTCATCTGGAAGGTCTAACACACATTTTTGAGCAGTCAGACGATTACACCTTCCATAGAACAAAAATTATAAATGACATGCTCTGGATGGTAGACACACCTGTAACGTGTAGTTACGATTGTGATATTCTACTTCCAAAAACAAGTTATCCATACGCAGTCAACATGATTCTGAACGGATGGCTTGATCCCGAAAGAGAAGATGGTGTAGTTTACTATCCTAAAGTTGTATACCCTTATGGTAGAGGTATGTATCAGGCACAAATAAAAACTACCGATGAAGAGGTTACTAAATTTATCAACGAATACTTTGACTTCGAGGTATTCAAAAACTGGAGACCTTACGATGCCAAGTTTGGATTCGTTCAGTTTTTTGATACTGAAACTTACAAAGAATTTGGTGGTGAGAATGAGGGATTTGTTTCATATGGGTACGAAGATGATGAGAGACATTATAGATTTGCCATGCTCACAGAAGTTGCTAGAATGAGTGAAAGAGTATTTCATTTAGAACATGCAAGAACTGAAAATTCATGGTTCAACAACCCCCATATTGAATCAAATAGAAAACTATGGGAGAAACTAAAGACCTGTAATAGACAAGAACTAAAGTTTTATTATGAGAATGTAGGTTATGCCAAAGCAAGAAGAGCAATCCCTGTTACGTGACAAAAATAAATCTGCATATAAACTTGCAGGTTTCCCAGAAGTCCTATGGATAAATCTTGATCGATTTCCTGACAGGAAAAAATACATGGAGGAACAGTTTTCATACTGGGAGATTCCAGATCATCATCGCATATCAGGTGTAGATGGTGTGCAATATGAAGAGTATTTGAAGGGCACAGTTCCAGATAATATGAACTCAGGAGAGTGTGCTTGTGTCATGTCACACTTGAATGCCCTAAAATATTTTGTAGAGGAAACTGACCTCGATGAAATTATCATCATGGAGGATGATGTTGACTTAGATACTGCTCGACATTGGAATTTTACTTGGAAGGAAGTAAGAAAAAGACTACCCATAAATTTTGACTGTTTGCAATTGACAATCATAAATCCTAATGGTATAACTTTAAAACTACATCATAGATTTATAAATGACTTTTCTGCTGCTTGCTACCTTATTACTCGTCATCATGCAACTAAACTCCTCAAACTTCACCAAAGAGGATCGCAGTGGAAAATCGACCAAAACATCAGACCAAGAGCAGTCTCCGAAGACCTGATTCTTGATAGTGGAAAGTCATATTCCACACCCCTATTCAATTACAGGTTGGATATGGGATCTGCTATCCATGAAGAGCATATAGATATCTTTCACAAGGGTAGTAATAATGCTCTCTCTGATTTTTGGAGAGAGAATGGTGCTGATGTCAACGTTGATGAAGTCATGCAACTTGACGAGTACTGTGGTAGAATACCACCATCTGTATATTTTAACCAAGCAAAAGAGGAACTAAAAAATGCCTGAAGTTGTTCTACCAGAGGACGAAAAGCAACCTACACCACCAGAGTTGAATAACACACCACAGAATACAGAGATGGAATTCTGTGAAGGTATAGGATGGATCAATAATTTTGTACAACCACATATATGTGATGCAATTATTAGTTCATTTGATTATTGGTATGAAAGAAAATATGTGGTGAACGATGCAAAAGTAGAACATTGTGTTGCAATGGATCAGCATGGTAAAGAGATGATGCAGACCATGGACACAGGCATGGATGGTACAACACAGTTTGGGCAGAAGGGACAACTTGGTAGAAAAGATACACAATTATTTTTAGAAACCCATGACAAGTCTATGGCACTCGCTTTGACAAAAATGGTGGGTGATGGTTTTCAATTATATACAAAAGAGTTTGCAGGTATGGTTGATTCTGCAGACCCATTATCATCTTGGACATATAAAATTCAGAAGACACCACCTGGCGGAGGGTATCATGTATGGCATTGTGAAAATTCTTCTTTCTTATACAGAGATAGAGTTTGTACATGGATGATTTACTTGAATGATATACCATTAGAGAATGGTGGAGCGACTGATTTTCTACATCAAAATAGATCCTTCCAACCAACCAAAGGAACAATAGTATTTTGGCCAGCATCATATACTCACATGCATAGGGGAGCATTTTTGACAGGAGATATTGATAAGTATATTGCAACAGGATGGTTCTGTCGTGAACCTAGACCAGGCATGTGATAATATATTCTTGCATAACAAATGGTTATGATAAGATACCTGATGGTCATTACTATGATCCACAGGTAAAATATGTCATGTACTATGATGGAGAGATTGAGAAGAAAGGTAGTTGGGAATTTATAAAATGTGAAAGAGATGAACCTAATTGGATAAAATCATACTACCCTAGATGTATGTCTCATACATTATTTGATGAACCTCATGTGTGGATTGATGGATGCTATACTATGCCTCCTAATTTTGTAGAAAAATCAAAAGAGTTTTTGCAGAATGACCTGACCTTACAGGATCACCCACAACAGAGAACAATTGTACAAGAGTTTTTCAAATTATATAAGGTAGGTTTTGCAACTGATGAAGAGTTATATAAACTTGCTGAAGATATGGCAGCAGTTGGATATAAACCTTCGTTACATAAACAATCAATAAACTGTTGTATATGGAGACAGAATACACAGAGAGTAAGAGAATGGAATGAAGTTTATTGGAACTGGTATAAAAATCATTGCCAAAGAACTGATCAAATTACAAGTTCTATTGCTGAACAACTCGTAATGAGAGCAGTCAGAGTTCCGATTCAAATTGATTGGTCATTGAGTTCAAGACAGAAATCATACAATGAAACATATACAATGTATGAGAATGTTGATGATGATAATTTTATCAATAAAATCTGTAGTATACTAAAGACCAAACCATCACTCATGGGTCTATGATAATCTATACTTGTCTGACTAATGACTATGTTTCACTACCAACTCATATGCCAACTGGTGCTGAGTATTATGTTTTTGGTGTGGACAATCCACCAGCACCATGGAAGTCTTTACCTAATCCAAAACACATAGATGATCCTATAAGGTTGTCAAGATACCATAAAATATATTGTCCATTTGATGAGAGCGTTTACGTTGATGCATCTAAACTACATCTATTGAATGATAGTTTTATTGGATTGAGTGAAGAGATAATGAAGCAGTATGATTTTTTTGTGATGCAACACCCTCATAAACATACCTATCTTGAAGAGTGTGCTGAGTATGTAATGAACGGATGGGTTGATGAAGATACTATTATAAAATTTACAGAAGAAGTAAAGGAAACTGGATATGATTTTACAAAATTCTTTTCACCGTTATGTACAATATTGTATAGAAGAAATCAATGGCACTTCAATGATTTGTGGTGGGACTGGTACATCAAGGGTGGTATAAGAGATCAATTATCTTTTTCTGTAGCATTACAATTATCAAAAGTAAAATTTACACATGAGGAAGCAAGAACATTTTTGAATCAGTTTACAAATGCAGAACCTAATGGGGTATGGTGGAATAATAGAGCAGGTGATTATACATATGCTGAAAAAAAGAACCCTGATAAATTAGTAAACAAACTATGTGATATTACAGGACTCAGTAAAAGAATGAGATACCGTGCAGCGAGAGAGAAGAGAACAAATCAAATCATACTGGGTGATAGGTCTAAGTATTTTGAAAAGAATGATCCAGTCTTGGAGGTTCTGAGTGGATTCTAAGTACATCATATACACATGCATTACAAATGGATATGATGAGATTCCAAATGAACATTATTATGATCCAGAGATAAAGTATGTTTGTTTTACTGATGGTAGTATAGAACATAAAGAACCTTGGGAGTTCAGAGATATACCAATAGAGCATGAGTGTCCTAGAAGATTATCTGCATACCCAAAGATCAATCCACATAAATTATTTCCAATAGGATCTAAGGTTGCATGGATAGATGGGTGCTATGTGATGACAAAAAAATATGTAGAAGAAACTAAAAGAATTTTGGATACATATCCTTTTACTATCATGAGGCATCATAATAAGTTTACATATTATGATGAGGTGCTTGAGGGTTATCTTGGTAATATGAATACATGGGATGAGCAGGTTGAGATAACAAAAGCATTAGCAGAGACTGGATATAAGTTTAGATTATATTCTAGTCCTGTGCTTGGTAGTTTTTGGAGAGTTATTACAGAAGATCTTTTTGATTTTCATGATATGTGGTGGAAGTATTCATTGATAGGACCTAATAGAGATCAAATATCATTTGATTGTTCTAGACAATTCTATAACTTAGACATGCATGTGATAGAGGATGGTTGGTTAGGTGTGCACTCACATATACCTGGTAGTATAGGAGTTTTGTTTGGAAGCAAAGGGAAACAATATCGTAGAAAGATTCATCCACAGAAGGGAGTCTTTGAGGGATTGACTTTAGATGAGATACAAGACAAAGCATGGGATCTGATCTATCATCTATATCCAATTACTAAATTGCATCCTAAAATGTATACTCGTTACAACCATGATGGTTGGATTATGCAGAATGTAGTTGACCCACAATTACCAAAAAGCACATAAGATAATCTTATAACTGTGATCAATTATACTAATCCTATTGACACTATTGTTACGGTATGCTAAGATAAATAAACCATGAGCGAATGCTCATATACTTGCTCCCGCTTAACCAAGACCTATGGGAGGATAAATTACGTCTTCATATCCTGTAGTGAGGGATTACAGGAAATAAGTTTCGTGTCTACCCTTGGCACCCTACTTACAAACGTCTTATTAATGACAACCTCAAATATCACACGCAGAAGCGGTCTCCTACAGGGATGGCCAGAGTTCTGTGAGTGGGTAACATCAACTAACAACAGAATCTATGTTGGTTGGTTCGGTGTACTCATGATCCCATGCTTGCTCGCAGCAGCAACATGTTTTATCGTTGCTTTCATAGCAGCACCTCCTGTCGATATCGACGGAATCCGTGAACCTGTAGCAGGTTCATTCATGTATGGTAACAACATCATCTCTGGTGCAGTTGTACCATCTTCAAACGCAATTGGTCTACACTTCTACCCTATATGGGAAGCAGCAACTCTAGATGAGTGGTTGTATAATGGAGGTCCTTATCAGTTAGTTATTTTCCACTTCCTTATTGGAATCTCTGCCTACATGGGTAGACAGTGGGAACTATCATACAGATTAGGAATGAGACCATGGATATGTGTAGCATATTCAGCACCTGTATCTGCAGCATTTGCAGTGTTCTTAGTGTATCCTTTCGGACAGGGATCTTTCTCTGACGGAATGCCACTAGGTATCTCAGGTACGTTCAACTTCATGTTCGTG